TCAACGCCCGGCGGGCGGTGGGCTGAGCGTGTTGTAGCTGCGCTGGTCGTTGATCAGCGCCTTGCCTTTCTCTTCGATCCGGCGCCGTTCGGCCACGGTCAGGCAGCGGCTCTTGGGCATGTTGCTGCCGGTGGTGCGTTGGTACCTGCAGATCTGCCGGCTGTCGTCATGGCCACGCGCCATCAGGGTGTTGATGCGTTCCTGCTCGTTGAAGACCTCGGCCTGCAACTGCGGCGGCAGCTCCTGCACGGTCTGGCGTTCGCCCATGTGCTGGCGGATACGCGACAGCGCCTGCTGCACCTGGCCGCGATCCTCGGCAGACAGTTCGGCATAGTCGGGGGCAGCCAGCGCGGTTTCCACCCGGCGCATCTGCTCGGCGACCGACCCCTGCCGGTCCATCTGTACAGCGACTTTCTCCGGCTTGGCGGCAACAGCGCCAGACAGGCCCAGCAGCAACGCGATCGTCATGATGCGGTACATCGCCAACCTCCCGATCCATCCCGGAACGAAGGGCCAACTCTACGACCGTCACGCGGCCTCCACAAGAGACCTTGGGCACAGAGCCGACATGCATAAAAAAGGCCCAGACGGTGCACCCGCCTGGGCCTGAAGTCGTATCCCGATACCGATCCTGCTGAGAGGCAGAGCTGCGGTTCGCTGAAGCCTACGCCGGGGCCGATTAAAGCCTCGTTAAAGCCCCGGATCATTTACCCATGAGAATCACAACCCCATGAATAATCAGGGTTTTTTGATCTTCTCTACGTGTTCGATGATGCGTGTGGCCACGTCGACCCCGCAGGCCGCTTCGATGCCTTCCAACCCGGGCGTGGAGTTGACCTCCAGCACCAGCGGGCCGCGCGCGGAGCGGATCAGGTCCACGCCGCACACCGACAGGCCCAGCGCCTTGGCCGAACGCACCGCCACCTGCTGCTCGGCGCGACTGGCCTTGGCCGCCACGGCGGTGCCGCCGGCGTGCAGGTTGGAGCGGAAGTCACCCTCCGGTGCCTGCCGCTGCATCGACGCCACCACCTGGTCGCCCACCACGAAGCAGCGCAGGTCGGCGCCCTTGGCCTCGCCGATGAATTCCTGCATCAGGAAGTTGGCGTACAGGCCGCGCAGCGCTTCGACGATGCCGCGCGAGGCACTGGCCTTTTCGGTCAGGATCACGCCGCGACCCTGGGTGCCTTCATTGAGCTTCACCACATGCGGCGGCGGGCCGAGCATGGACAGCAGATCGACGGTGTCATCGGGGTTGTCGCCGAACACGGTGACCGGCATGTCGATGCCCTTGGCCGCCAGCAGCTGGTGCGCGCGCAGCTTGTCGCGCGAACGCAGGATGGCATCGGACGGATTGGGCGTGCGCGCGCCCATCAGCTCGAACTGGCGCAGCACGGCGGTGCCGTAGCGGGTGATCGAGGCACCGATGCGCGGAATGACCATGTCCACGCCGGTCATCGGCCGGCCCTTGTAGTGCATGGAAAAGCCATCGGCGGCGATGCGCATGTAGCAGCGCAACGGGTCGAGGATGCGCACGGTATGGCCGCGCGCGCGCGCCGCCTCGACCAGCCGACGGGTGGAATACAGGGAGCTGTTGCGGGACAGGATGGCGAGCTTCATCGCGGAGGGATCGGTCGGCAGGCGCGCAGCATAGCGCGGGCGTGTGGCGGGCGGATGATGCCCGTCGCCGACGATCTCGAACGTTGTGGATGAAGCTTCAGCTGTCCCGTTCAGCACTGACCTGGAAGCCACGGGCCGCTTCGCCCAGCGCCGCCACGCAGGCCATCTGCAGGGCAGAATTGCTGAACGCCTGCTGGTAGATCTGCTCGAGCAGTTTCGCGGCCTTGGGACCACCGGCACGCCCGAGCGCGCGCACGGCCTCAAGCTGCTTGTTCGAGCCGACGCCGGCTGAAAGAAAGATCCGATGGATGCGCTCGACGACGTCGTTCCGGCAGTTCATGGAAGGCAGCTCCTGATCAGTATCCGCTCACGCTAGCTGCTCAGTGCCGGCCTGCCCATGGGAAAAGTTTGAAGCGTTACGCGCCCCTCCGCAGCGCCTCTAGGAGTTCTACGAAAATGTCGCTTTCGGCTGGAAGCAGGCGAGCGTGCCGATCACCATGGAAGCTCCTCCCAAAGCGGAAATCCCGATGTCGAAAATGGAGCGACTTGCACAGAAGCTGCAGCAATCCGCACACGCGGAGCAGGCCAGGGCCGCCGCCATCGAAAAGCAGTACCAGGACTGGATCCAATCGCTGCATGTGCTGTTCGACACCATCGAACTGTGGCTGCAACCGTTGGTGCAGGCGAAGGTGGCCACGCTACGTCGGGACACGGTCACCATCACCGAGAATCCGTCATCCGGGGAACTGAAAACCTACGCGGCCCCCGCACTGACCCTGAACGTCAATGGCAAGGCCGCCGCGATCAAGCCTCTGGCCCGCTTCTGCTTCGGCTGCCAGGGACGGGTGGATATTCTGGCCCGGGAAAACCAGTGGCACCTGACACGGCACTTGGAGCCGGACGAGGTCTGGTACCTGCACACGCATGATCGCGCCCAGGGACGCGTGCTGGACGCGGACGCGTTGGCCGCGGTGTTCGCGGCGTACTGAGGCGGTCTGAAGGAACCTGCGCGGCGGAAACGCGACGCGGTCTTGAAGGATGGAGCGGGCGATGGGAATCGAACCCACGTCAGTAGCTTGGGAAGCTCGTCATTAAAACATGTGTTTCAATGACTTATCACGGATTTCCGCTCCGCAATGTGCCTAGTTGCAGGTTCGTTTTTACCGAGAGAAGCGCAGTATTCGCAGCAATTGCGGAGCGCGCTCGGGCCTCTCAGACGCCGCGCCGCATCTGCTGCAGCCCTGCCCTCACCCACGCCTTAGTGCGGGCGTCCCTCGCTCGGGGTTTCGTCTCTGCCGGCGGCTTGCGCGGTTCGAGCGCTGCCTTGATCCGCTCGATTTCCCTCGCGCCGGCCTCGGCCAGACGCCGGGCCTGTTGCTGCTGCTCACGGGTCGGCGGCAGGCCGGGCGGTGGTGGTGCCGGCTGGATCGGCGTGGTGTCAGTCAGCCGGGCAACGGCCTCGCGCAGAGGCAGGTCGGGATACAGCCTGGCGGCGCACCAGCGCTCGGCATAGCGCCTGCCCTGAGACACGCTGGCGGCGAAAACCCTCTTGGTCTCGAAGATCTTTCGCGCATCCAGGTAAAGGCGGACGCCACGGCCGGGTGCCGGAGTGATGTTGGCGACTGAGCGCCCGTTCCACCAAAGATCCCACCGCTCCCCTGTCTGGAGCCAGCCAGATGGAATTGGCGCGGTGCGGAAGCCTTGGTAGGTCGAGGAGATCATGGCCGGCAGCATACGGCCGGCGGTCGCAGATCCTGCGAACGCGGCGGCGACCTGGATGAATCGTTCGGGGAAGGAGTTGTTAAGCGCTGCACCGGCGATTTGACGAAATCGTCAATTTGCACGAATTGCGGGTAGAGCCCGGCTCGACCCTGAGCCGGCGCGGCGCTGCTCACGCGCTTCCGGGTTGAGCTGCCTGCGGCCCCGGATCCGGCAGGGTCAGCATGCCCCTCCTTCCTATCCCGCGCCATCAGGCAACCGGTCGCCGCTGGATCGGAGGTTCCCTACGCCGCCAGGCGGTGCTCGTAGAACGGGGGCCGCTTGTCGTCGAAGATCCGATGGAACGCGACCAAACTGAAAAGACCTAGAAGGTGCAGCCCAGACCAGGCCCTGCATTATGAATGCCTCATGAATAATTCACCCGTATCACGTAGGGAAGTTGGGCCCTGACGACGTTTTAGATATCAATAGGCACGTCTCACAACCTAAGAAATCGATCATGAATCGGAAGAATGTGTCCATCACCGCCTTGGCCTTGCTAATAGCAACAACCGCAGCCATTGCCATCATGCTTGGCAATGACTCAAGTAGCGCGAAAAATGCAGCCACCGAAATCGCCAATGCAAATATAGACAGCGACGCGGGCGTGAAACCGACACCGTATGTACAACTCGCCGCCCAAAGAAAGATTGATTCGCGATACGTCACTGCAGCAAACGGAAGAGCTTTCACCTTACAACGACCGCCAATATTTCGCCCCCCGGGCGATGCCCTTGCGTTCGCCAATGGGCTCCTCGCGGCATCAAGGCGCGGCGACGCGACCTCTACGTATGAAATTTTTCTAACGGTTTCAGACTGCCAGAATGCAATGGAGGGCGCCCCTCCCATCGCCAGCAATGAGCCGGAGATGCGAGAATTTTCTCGCCAAGAGATTGATTACTTCAAAACAAAGCTAACTGAATGTGAGAGCCTGCTTGGCGACCCGTCATTCACCTCAAAAAACTGGCTAGATCTTGCCGCAGAGCAAGGATCAATCGAGGCCAAGATAATGTACTCGATCAATCCAGATCACATCCTAGGGAATGTAGACGATTATTCAATGAAGCCAGAAAAGGTTTCAGAATGGAAAGAGAAATCCATCCAGTACCTTGAAGAAGCATCAAAGCAAGGCAGCACCAACGCACTCTTTCAACTATCAAACATCTATGAAAACGGGATCGTGGCATCTGCCGACCCGATCAAGAGCCTGGCATATCAAATTGCCTATGACAACGCCAAATTGGGAAACCCCAACAACCAGAGGCAACTAGATCTAAGAAGATCACTGACACGAGAGCAACAGAACCGCGCCGAGCAATTAAGCAAGGAAATATTCAAAAGCTGCTGCACAAACTAATGGAAATTCCAAATGATTAAATCAGGAAGGGCAAAGGTAGCGTCCCTGTTAATAATTGCAGCAACAATCCCCCTCATGTACTGGGCATTCAATAGAGCGGAAGCCAGAGAGCCCCGCAGAATTGGTCCATATACTTGCGTATCCTGCAACAAGGATTATCCCGTTGCGACGGAGAACGACCTCAGGGAGATAAATTATCAGAATCACTTCCTAAAGACCGACTTCTTTGACGATTCCAAGGGCCCCGCTGATTCCCCTGGTGACGTCATAATTATCTGCAGCTCAATCTGTGTTGACTGGAAGATGACGACGTCCAGATCGTGGGAAGGAACCAATGCGCGCGCGCGGGGGAAATTACCTGGCGGCGCCGGCGGCGGCGGCAGTCGCGGTGGTGGCGGCACTGGTGGAGCTAATCCTGGTAGCGGTTGCTACGGAAACTGCGGCGGTGGCGGCAGCGGAGTCGTAACGATCAAGCCAATTATCCCTGTTCGTCCGAAGTAGCATTCGAAGCACGGACAAGTTCAGGCAAGCGGGAACAACACCTTCCGCTTGCAGTAACGTCAACGCTTAACGGAATGAAAGGAACGATGGCGAAGACGACTTGACCACTTTTGGTTCGCGTTGTCACCTCAAGATTGGCGTGCACAGCGAATTCCATAGGCTAGTGATCCTAGGTCATCCGTTCGAGCATGCTTCTCAAGCCTTCTCTCACTTTACGGCGATCATGTATGGAATTTGCGATCTTCTGTGTCGCTATCGCGTTCGCAACCGGCATCCTCGGCGCTTCGCCTGGAAAGGCGTTTCTGATGGGATTCAGCGTAGGGTTCGTTTCCGCACTAGTTGCGATCGCCATTGAGCGGAGGCTCAACGATTGGGCTGACCTCTACCCAATCTCCATCTTGGCCCTGCTGTTTGGTGTTGCTACTGCGACCATGGCCTTATCGGTGTCCAAGCTGAAGCGCTGAAGCTCCCTTCCACGCTTTTGGGTTTCTAAAAATTTTGCCCCCGCGATCAGGGGGCTTTTTTTTTGTCACCAAATCATGACGTCATCTGGGTGCGCCCATTGCGGCCGCGTGAGGGCTCCCCTCACCCAAACCCCAGCGGCACCTCCGTCAGGTCCACGATGAAGATCGTGGCGTTCTGAAACGCGGCGAGTTGGAAGAGTGGTGAACTCGCCGAGTGACAACGGAAAGGGCCCCCTGCAGCAGGTCTCTCAGAGAACAACGAACGGGCTCGCCGTCTCCAGCGGCAGCTCCGCCCTCTCCGGCCAGGCGAACGTCTCCGGCTGCGGCAACAGCGCGCGCACCTCGTCCCAGGTGTCGATCCCTTCCGGCGGATTCAGCACCAGCTGCTCCAGCGCCTGGTTCACAGCATCGCGCCAGGCCACCATCGCCCGCGCCTCCGCGTGGTATCGGGCCACGCCGCTGTTGTAGTAGCTGGCGCACGACTCGATGCTGTCGTAACCACGCTCTACCGCCTCGGCGCGCATCCATGCAAACGCCTGATCCCGGATGTAGCGGTAATGCGCGGGCGTGTGCAGCTCGAAGCCTGGGCCTGGCGATACCGCCGGTAGAGGCGTATTGGCCTCCAACCACTCGGTCGGCCACAGGTAGTGACCGCGCGGAATGAATGCGCCGGTTTCGACGCAGCGAATGACGTCTGGATCATCGGTAAGCTGATACATGATTAAAGCCCCGCGTCTGCTGTCCATTGAAACCAACCGCCCCATTGTCCGTTGGTGTTGTTCCAGCCGACATTGAAGGATGCGTCACCAATAGCCTCAACAACCGCTGTGATGTTCGAACCGTCGGCCTGCGATACAACTCCTGGAGTGCCAGACGGTGCGCCGTAGATGACAACCGAAGGTGGCGCACGCATCGGGTCGCCCATCAACACGCAGAACCGATTGATCTGATTGGTGTTTGCACCATTACCTGCTGTGAACCGTCCAGCATTGGTGTAAGTGCCGGGCGCGTCGCTTTGCAGGTAGCTTTTGCGGTAGTAGCGCCGACAAAGAACGAATTCCGTTGCATCTGGCCGGTGTTCGAAAGTGGTGGCCACAGTGCCCGCTTCCAGCTGCAACTGACTGAACCAGTATGTTCCAGACTTCTGCCCGATACCCCCGGCGTCGGGTGCTGCATCACTACCAGCACCTGCGTCAAGCCAGATGTTCAACCAAAGCGTATTGTTGGCCGCGATGGTCTTCCCAGCAACACTGGGAAGGTCAAAGGTCAACGTCGCATACGTCCACACCTGCGACGGCAAGTTAATTTTCTGCGCATTTACTTTGACAGTCGCCGACGCACCCGTGGATCCGAAAAGCTGATAGAAATTGACGGAAATTGTTCTCGCGGAGTCCGCCCACATCCATCCGCTGAACGTAACTTTGCCACCAGACAAAGTACGAACGTCTTCGATCCGTTGTTGCAAAAGCGCAAAATTGTTGGCGCCAGCCACACTCGCTACTGTCACTTGGAACGCGTTACGCGGCCTATTTTGCAGTGTGCCGGGAAGCGCAGTTCCGTCCGCCTTCTGTTGATTACCACCGATCTGAGAACCAGCACCCCATAAAAACCAACAGTCAAGCGAGTACCTTGCGGTAGCCGCAAGAGGAAAGCTGGTTCCGCGCTGAGGGATACGAAAATCGCCATTGATAAGTACGTTCCTCCCAATGAAGCGCGCACCAAGTGCAGTATCTGCGTTCTGGCGTGTAGTCACTTCTGCTTCGATTGCCTCCGATAGTGCGGTATCAGCATCAGTGCGCAGCTGCGTCTCCTGCTGCAAGCCCGTTTTCAGATCGGCCACGTCCTGGCCGATGTTCGATGACCCACCTTCCAACGCCGAGAGGCGCCCCTCGGCATCTTGGAAGTTGTCATTGCAGGTTGCGAACGCGGTGAACGCGTCGTCGCCTGGTCTGCCGTCCGGCTGGATGGTCGTTTGGTCAATGAGTTTCTGCGGCATGTGTGTTCTCTGCTTTTGATCGCCCACGGCAAAGCGGGCCGGACATGCCGGCCCGCGCCTTGTGCGGTTTCAGTTCTCGACCGAGATGATCGACAGGCTCTGCGTGATGGACTGCTGCTGGAAGGAACCGGAGGTGTGCGTCACGGTCTGCTCGGTGAAGCTGGTGATCACCGCGCGGTAGGTCATCGTCTGCGCACTGGTGCTGGTGTCGTTCACGGTGAATGATCCACCCCAGGTGGACGTGGCGTTGTCCGGGCCGTCCTGCTCGTTGAGGATCATCACCGAACCGCTGACGTTCAGTACATGCCAAAGCGATTCAGCCCCCTCCCCCACCCGCCGATAGATCTCAACGCGTGCCGTGTTCTGGCCCGCGCCCGCGACAAAGCCGTCGCTGCCATAGGTGGTCTTGGTCCGGATGTGCCGGCGGGAGAAGCTGACAGTGACGCTCCGCACGCGGCCATTGGTGGCGAACGGGCCGTTGACCAGCTCCACGCCGACTGTCTGCGTGGTCGTCGTCTGGACCGCGTTACGCAGGATGCCCGCCGACAGCTGGCCACCGAAGTAGGCACTGCCGTTGGCATCCATCCACATCACGGCGTTGGCCTTCGACGCAGCACCCGCACCGACGTTCGGCCCGAAGTAGTCGACCAGGTTGTCGCCGGCGGCACCGAAGTTGGTTCCGATGATGCGCTGAGCAGATCCTTTCCAGACGCGAAGGAAGCCTCCGCGCCACTCCATCCCCTCACTGGCTCCGGGCGAGATGACCTCAAACGTGTTGCTGGAAAAGCGGGTGTTGATGACCTGGCCGTTGTTCTCGATGACCATGCCGCCGATCAGCGGGCCGCTGCCGCTGTTGGCGATGACGTTCAGGAACGCCCGCGCCAACACCTGGGTCAGCCCGTTCTCGTTCTGCACGACGCGAGCCTCCATGCCCTGGACCACTTCGGCGCTGGCCTTGCTGTCCACCTCAGCCTTCACCGATTGCAGTTGGCCAGTGAATGCCTCGATGCCCTGCTCGGTCACGTCGACCCGGGCGCTGATCTCCTCGACGTAGTCCGCTGAGGCTTTCCCGTCCAGTTCGACGCCCAGGTGCTGGATCTGCACCGCCTGGGCGCTCTGCTCCGTGGCGATGACCTCGATGGACCGCGTGGCCGTGGCCTCGAACTCGCCCAGCTCTGCCCGGACCGATTCCACCTGCTTGGCGACGGCGCGGTCGCCTTGGGCGATCACGGACTGCCAGGTCTTCACGCCCGCGCGCACGTCACGGTCCCCGGCGTTCCAGTCCCGGTCACCCGCGTGCTTGTACGTCACCTGCGCTTCCAGCGACGACGTTCTGTCGCCGACTGCCCGGATGCCCTCCTCCGTTTCTTCCACACGGGTCGAGACGGCATCCAGTGCTTCCGCAGAGGCCATCTTGCCGTCGCCGGCGGGCATCCTCGCGGACACCCGCTCGATCGCCTCAGCGTTGGCGCTGTCGCCGTCTGCGCGCGCCTGGCGTTCCTCGGTGACGCTGGCCTCCGTAGCCACCGTCCCGTCGCCCGTCGGCATCCGCGCCTGGATCACATCGATGGCGCTGGCGTTGGCCTCATCAGCCGAGACTCGCGCATCGCGCTCAGCAGCAAAAAGGCCGCTTGGAACTTGGGACAGGTCGCTGCCCTCGTAGTCGCCCCGCAGCTGCACGGCCAGCGTCTCGCGCTTGCTGGCCTCGGCCACGTCCGCCGCTACACGGGCGCGGGCTTCCTCCTGGACCAGCGCAACGCCGGCACCGGGCGTCGGACGCCCGATGGCCACCCAGTCGGTCATGAAGTAGCTGGAGACGGTCTGGGTCGCCCCGAACTGCAGCCGGATGGCGTCGACCTCACCCGGCCACCTGGCGATATCGGCCACGTCGACCGTGCCGACGCCATTGTCGTCCCACCGCGGCTCCGGGATCGCCGCCCGCTTGTCCACGTCCCATGCCTGGTCGGCCAGCGTGATCCACTGCAGGAAGCCGTCCCACGTTGCATCGCCAACGCGCTTCACCCTCAGCTTGACGAAGCGGTAGGCGCTGCCGTCGATGCCCAGGGCTGCCGGCGATTGAATATACGGGTTCTCGGTGCCGTTGGCCGGCCGCAGCCAGCCATCGACCACCGTCGGTGGCGCACCGTTGCCGGTCCACTCCTCCACGGTGGTGTCGAAGTACCAGATGCGCAGGCTGTCGAACTGAGTCCCGCTGCCAGCCGCAACCTCGGACAGCGCGCGCGACAGCGATTCCACGTCGCTCTGCCGGGTTTGCGTCTCCAGCGTGATGGCAGCCTCGCGCTCGAGGCGTTCATTCAGCAGGCCGTCGACCCGGGTCTGCGCCTCCTGTGCGATCGCCTCCATTGCGTCGGACACCCCACGCTGCCGCAGATCCGCCTCAGCCAGAAGATCCCGCGCAGCGGCAGCCAGGCCATCGGCCCGCGCGGCCGCTTCTGCGGCATCTGCCTCCATTCGGTCTGCGATCTCCTTCGTGATCCGCTCCGTCTGCTTGATCAGCTCGGCCGTGGTAGGCGGTGGCGTAGCCTCCACGACTGAGCCCGAGCCCGGCCGGCCGCGCACGGTCGGCGTGATCTTGAACCACCACTTGGTGCCGGTGTTGTCGCTGTAGAAGTAGCGCGTGTCGGTGGTCCGATAGATCTCGGTCCATGGCCCCTCCGGAGAGGGGCCACGCTCGACCACGTACACGACGCCGGCCAGATCGACCGCCGGCCATTCCAGCAGCACACCGTCGGCCACCGGGTTGGGGGTCACCCCATCCACCGGTGGCACCTCGGGTGGCCGGTGCACGACCGGGAACCAGTTCGAGTAGCGCGACGCCGCCGGAGACGGCGACGGCAGCGCGCCCACGCCGATCTCCACCAGCGTGAGTTTCCTTGCTTGCATTGCGGATTACCTCGCGTTGAGTGCCTGACGCAGCGCGTTGCTGCTGGAGGCGCGGACGCCCTGGGTGGTGGTGGACAGCAGCTCGCGAAGCAACTGGTTCTGCTCGGTGAGCAGAGCATTGCTCTGCTGCACGGCCGCCGTGGTTTGGGACTGCGACTCGTTGTTCACCACCAGGTCGAACACCGCACGGCTGAAGTTGTCCGGCAGGGCCTCGATCGCGTCCGCCAGCTGTCCCATGCTGGTGCCGTCCTCGGTGTTCAGGTCGCCGACCTTCATACCGTCGATGAGAGCAGTCACCTGGTCGTACAGCCCGTTGTAGTCCTTGCCGCTGGCGTACAGGTTCCGGCCAAAGCCAAGGGCGGCCTGTGCCGCCGCTTGGGCTGCGCTGGTGTCTCCACCGGCCACGGCCCGCTCCAGCTCCTTCATGGCCTCGCCGAGCTTCTGCTGGTCCGTCAGCGGGGACAGATCGCTGATCGACAGGCCGTACTGCATGGCCTTCTTGTCCTTGTCGATCTGCGCCTGCAGCTTGCCCATGTTCATCGCGCGCAGCGCTTCGATCTTGGCCAGATCCTCGGCACGTGCGCCGGACAGGCCCAGGGCCTTGGCGTAGTCCTTGGCCGACTTCACCTGCTGCCGGTACGTCCGCTCGATGCTCAGGGCCTGCTGCTGGTAGCTGGACAGGTCGCCGGTCATAAGCTGCGTGGAAACGTCCGCCATCAGCGAGGCGTAGTTCCCAAGCAATCCGGTCACCTTCTCGACCTGGGTGGCCAGGTCCGTGCCGGCGACGCTGGCCAGGTCCTGGAAGTAATCCACCGCCTTGTTGACCTTGTCGACCTCCATCCCATTGAGGGCGCGGCCCAGCTCGTCGGCATTGCCCACCGCCAGTGCGATCGACGCACTCAGCGCGTTGAACACATCCGACGCCTCGAAGTAGCCGTCCAGCTGGCCTCCGAAGCCGGCAGCCTTCACCGCCTCGGTGAACAGCCGGTTGGTCATGTCACCGAGGTACGCCTCCAGCTGCGACTTGGCCTCGGCGGAGTCCGCCGACAGCTGCAGCTTGCCCAGGCTCACCCGCACGCCACCCAGCTGCTGGGTCAGGTCGACGCCCAACTGCTTGGCCAGGCCGGTTGCCGCCCCGCGAACCTGACGCGCGGCCATGTCGAACGTGCGATCAATCCCTGGATCAACCGCGCCGTACTGCGTCCACTTCTTGTCGGACCGGAAGAAGCCACCCTTCTGCTTGATATCGGCGTAGGTCTGGCCGTCGAAGCCTCCGAAGCCATACGAGCCGGTCAGGCCCTGGCCGGTGATCTTCGGCGCGCCGCGGCCGAACAGCTTGGCGTGGATGCTCGACCCGGACAGGATCGATGCGACCTTGTCGTTGAAACCCAGCCCACGGAACGTCTTGTCGGCGAGGCCCACCGCGCCGGCGGTGGCAATCTTGCCGGCCCAGCTCTCGCCGTTGGCGATGTTCCAGCCCTGATCGAACAGCTCGGCGTTCTTCATCATGCCGGCCACGATCCAGCCGATGATCGGGACCGCAGCAGCAGCAGATCCAGCCGCACCGGCACCAGCAGCAGCGGAAGAACCACCCGCTGCGGCTGCGCCGCCACCGGTAAGGGCGGCAACGTTGTTGCCGAAGCCGAGCAGACTGCCGGCGCTGGCGCCGCTGCTCGCCGCACCGGCGCCCGCACTGAACAGCCCCTGGCCCTTGGACAGCAGCCCGGCAATGGTCCCCAGGTTCTGACCGCCGCCGGCGGCGCCATTGCCACCGAACAGCCCCATGATGCTCTGCAGGCTCAGGCCACCGCCCTGGCCGTTCATTCCGTTGAGGATCTGCGTCTGGATCGGGATCACGATCTTCTGCTGCAGGAACTCGCGGGCCAGGTCACGCAGCCCGCGCTTGGCGGCATCCTTCAGGTCGTCCCACAGGTTGTCGAAGTCGCGCATGCCGCCGGCAACGAAGTCGGCCATGGCGTCGGCGGCATCGCCCACGCCGTTGACGACCACGCCGGCCCACGCTTCAACGTTGGCAGCGGCCTCCTCCACGCGCAGCGACAGATCGGCAGATGCTCGGGCGGCGTCCAGCATGGACTGCTCGTACTGCTCGTAGCTCGCTGCCCCCTTGGACAGCGCCAGCGCTTCCTTGCCGCCAGCTGCCTCCACCGCCTTCTGCAGCTCCTGCCGCATGTCCCGCTCGTTCATCATCTCGCGCCGCGAAAGCTCGCGCGCGCGGCCCACCTTGCCGAGCATGGCGACCTCGGCATCCATGGTCGCAAGCAGCGCCTCGGGACTGGCCAGGGCCTTCTTGATCTCCGCGCTGGACTGCTCCAACGCCTTCTGCGACTCCAGGACCAGCGTGTTGTACGCGGCCCGCTCGATGCGCCCTTCCTTCAGCGCTTCCTTCAGCTTGTCCTCGAGCTGCTTCTGTCGCTCGGTGGCCTCGGCCAGCGGCCCGGCCATCGTTGCCGCGGCCATTGCAGCCTGCTCGTTGTAGCGCTTGATCGCTTCCGCATCTGCCTTGCGATCCTTGGCGCCGGCGCGCTCAGCAGCTGCCGACGCCTTGCGCGACTCCGTGAAGTTTTTCTGCGCAGCGGCCAGCTCCGTCTGGAGCCGGATGTACTGTGCGCCCTGCTCGATGTACTGCTTGACCTTCGGGTCGTCGCGCTTGGAAAAGTCGACGCCGCTGGCCTGGGCCTCCTTGAACCAGTCATTTACGTCCAGCTTTGCGACCTCGGCTGCACTCTTGCCGACGCGGGCGAGCTGGCCCGGCAGCGACTGCATTGCCGACGCGATGCGCTTGCCCGCGGCGCCTGCCGAGTCGCCCAGAACGTTGAACGATCCCGACAGGGCGTCGGTTGCGCTCTTCGCCTGGCTACTGCTGCCCGTGAAGGCGTCGAGGATCGCCCGCTTACGATCGACCTCCCTGCCAGCAGTCGCCGCGGCAGCGGTCTCTTCCGTGAGGCTCTTCGCCACGGTGGCCGCCGCTGGCGAGCCAGCGATCATCGCCCGCCATGCTGCCTCCAAGCCACTGGAGAACTCATCGGCGCCAATCTTGCCGGCCTTGAAGGCAGCATCAAGCCGTTGGGTCTCCTGGATGAACTCGGACGCCTGGCTAGCGGTGGCGAAGTTCGTCGCCGCTGCGACCATCTCTGTGATCGAACCGGTGATGGTCCGGTAGTTCTCGTCGATCTCCTTCTGCAGTCGAAGGATCTCGCCGGCCTGCATCTGGGCGTTGAGGGTCTTGAACTTCTCGATGGCAGTGTCAGCCGCACCACCGAAATCGATCAGCGCAGCCGACGCAATCTTCGTGTTGTCGCGGAAGATCAACCAGCCCGCAGCGGCAGTGGCCAGCATGGTCACAATGCCCGCCGGACCTCCCAGCATGGCAAGCGTCGCTGATCCAGCACGCGCAAGCCAACCGGCGTTGGCCGCTGTTGCCTGGGTTTGCGCCTGAGCCAGCAGCAGCGTGGCCTGTCGATGCTCAAGGGTCGCTGCAGCGGCTTTGCTGCTCACCGAAACGCTACCGCCGATCGCAGCCGTGCGGCGCACCTCCGCTTCCGCATCGAGCATCGCTGCACGGGTCCGCAGCTCGAGCTGCTGCGCAGCGGCCAGGTTCTGAGCCGCTGCGGCCCGGTCTGCCGCCATACCAGCGTTGGCCGCAGCGACCCGCGCCAGTAGTCCTTTCAGCAGCGGTCCCGATGCTACTGCCGCTCCGGCGACAGCTACCATTTCGAGATTGCTGCCGAGGGCACCGATGCCGGCTGCAAGCGCCTTGGATGCGCCGGTTGCCTCGTCGGCACGGCCAATCATGACCTGCAAGTTGTTGTTGAACAGCGTCATTGCCTGCCCAACGGTGGAATCCATCTTGCCGAACGCCTCGTCCACAGCGCCGGCCTGGCTCTGCAACGCGCTGATCACTTGCTGTGACGACAACTTGCCCGCGGCGCCCAGTTCACGCAGTTTCCCGATCGGTACGTTCAGGCCCTTGGCGATGGCCTGGGCCAGGGCTGGCGCCTGCTCGAGTACCGAGTTCAGCTCTTCACCTCGAAGGGTGCCAGAGGCGAACGCCTGACCCAACTGCACGAGAGCGGCATCGGCACCCGCCGCGGAAGTGCCGCTGATCACCATCGTTTTGCTGATGGTCTCAACAACGCGTGCCAAGTCTCTCCCAGACAGACCGAGGGCCTCCTGGTTCATCGCGATTCGCTGGTACAGCTCCGCAGTCGCACCCAGCGGCTGTCGCGCTGCGCCGGCAATCCGGATCACGTCAGCCTGCGCTGCAGCGAACTGCGCCTGGCCCTGCGTGACCAGTCGCAGCCTGTTGTTGAGGTTCGTCCATTCGTCGGCCTTGCCAATTGCGGCTTTTACGGCCACCAAGGCTGATGTAAGACCCACCGCCTCAGTCGCTACCCGACGAAATCCGGCCGCGACCTCATCGGCGCCGCGACGCGCGGCGTCTGACATAGACGATTGGATCGTAGCCATGTCGCGCTGCACGACGCGCGCGGCCTTCCCGCTGTCACGCTCGAACGATCCCGACTTCAGCAGCAGGTCGACGGTAAGGGTGTAGAGGCTCATCGCGCTTCCAAAAAAAAAGCCCGCACATGGCGGGCTTGGGTCTGATGGGGAAAAGTTCTACGGAATCGGGATTTCCGACCCGTTGATGGTCATCTGTGTCACGGTTCCCTCAGCGTTCGTGACACACGACGCGGATGCAGGCTTCGTGGAACCGCCTGTTTCAGAAATGACCAGCCCGGCCCCGGCGGGCCAGGCGAAGTAGTGTTCGTTGGCGGATCCCATGTCCTTCACGTACGGCACCTTGGTGCGGTTCGGGTCCGCTGACGCCGCTTGAATCGCGCTCATGCAGTTCAGCAACCCGCGCTTGGCTCCATCGTCCTGTGCCGTCGAACAGCCAGCTGCCAGCGAGAGCAGCAGCACCGGCGCCAACTTGATTAGATGCTTCATAGAACCTCCCGATATCTGCGGGGATCATGCCAGCTACGTCGGGATTTCCTCAAATTCCATGTACCCGGTGAAGTACTGCCGGCTGATGTTCTCCGCCGATGGCAGCTGTGTCGGGTAGCCGTAGAGCGCCGACCGCGCCGCCAGCAGCGGGTCGAACGCCTTGCTGGCCATGTCCCGGTACTGCGGCACAACGCAGGAGCGCCGGCGTCCCGCGATCGCTGCCGCCACCGTCTCCCAATCGGTCCCGCCCAGTCCACCGCCGCGCACGGCAGCTGTCGCCCGGCCGGACAAGGTGCAGGTCAGCCGGCGGTACAGAGGCCCAGGAACCGTGTTGACCTGCCCACCCTTGGTGCGGGTGTGCACGCTGGTGTCGATCGTGGCCACCGCCCAGCCGTCGCTGATGCCCACCTCGACTGCGCGGAAGATCGCGATCTCGCCCACGTCCACGTTCGTGGCAGTTGTGGCGATCTCGACGGACACTGTCGAGACGAGGGCGCCGGCCTGCGGAAACAGCCACGCGCAGACACTACCGTCGGGCAGCCGCACCGTGGCGGTGCTGGCGCCGGCCACGCTCACCTGCACGCCGGGCGGGATGTTGAGGCCGAGAACCGCGATGATCCCCGGCACAACAGCCTCGGCCAGGGTGATCGTGATCGCCAACGAGCCGGTGCGCCGGATCCGCGACGAGCGCCCAGGCTTGCCATCGAAGAGCGCCGAGCCTTGGTCGGCCGACAGCCACGTTCCACCGGTGAGGGTGGCCGTCTCCACCGCCGGCATGCCATATCCAATCAACACGTCATCATCCCCACAGGGTAAGCACCACGTCCCCCGTGGCAGGGTTGCGCTCTACGCGCCGCACCAGCACCGGCTTGCCATCGGCCAGGCCGTAGCGGCTGTAGGTCAGCCGGCCGATCTGACCAGGGAGCGGGGCCATGTCCTGATCACCGCGAATGGCGACCTGGTAGAAGAACCGCTGCCGCTGATACATCGCCACGACGCGGTTGATCTCGGCCTGCGCGTCGGCCGCATGCCAGAACAGCGAAATGACCGGATCGGCGGCGTCGGCGCGGCGGTAGTGTGCGTCCAGTGCGCCCGCAGCGAACACCTGACCTCGGTAGAGGCCCGTCAGCTCGTCGCGGCGGCTCTGCGGAACATCCACCACGTCCGTGACCAGGTCGGAGGCGCCGAGGGCCTGCGCGTTCGGCCGGTAGGCCATGCGCCGGGTCAGGTTGGGCGCGTCGTCCGGGACGCCGACCAGGTCGCTGGCCATGTCGGCTTCCGAGATCTCAAACGCCGGCTGCCCTTGATAGGTCTCCGGCGCGACCACCTGGACGAAGCGCAGCACACCGGTAGGATCCTGGTAGCACCCGACACCGTAGCTGGGCAGCATCGCGTTCAAGGCATCCCTGCCCGTGATCGCCGCCCCGGCGTAGTAGCCGATACCGGCGTAGCCGGTTGCAGCGTCCACCGCTGCACAATCCGCCGCCGACCACGCCCCCGCCCCGAGACGAGCCATCACGTCGCCCACGGCCTGCTCCAGGCTCGCCGGGGCCATACCGGGGCCGATGCTCGAACCATCGACCACCACTGGAGTGACGGGCGGAGACTTCAGCAGCAGCTGCTGGCCGTCCGGCGCCATGCTGAAGGTGCCGTCTTCCATCAGGTCGCCGCGGTCCATCACAGCGTTTACGTGCACAGGGCTGTCGGCCAGGAACATCGCTGTCGCATCCGAATTGGCGCCGGCTGCCGGCACGCTGGCCACCGCCCCGATCACTACCGGCTGCGGCTTCCAGGCCAGTGAGGTGATGTTGGGCAGGAACACGCCCCGGTTGATGGTCTGGCCCAGGTAGTCGTGCGCATCGCGCAGATGCAGGGTCTTGCTGCCGTCGTCGCTCACCTCGATCTGATCGATGACGCAGCGAAACACCGGAGCGGCGTCGGCCAGCATACCGCCGTCGTCCACCTGCAGGATGCGCACCGCAGCGCCCGAGGCACCGGACAATGCCAGGCCATCCAGCAGCCCCTCGGCGTCGGCGACCACGCATTCCGCCGCTGCCGTCTGCGACACCGGATCTCCGCCCCACGGCCAGAAGCTCAGTTCCTGAACGAGGTTGACGCCCTCGGCGACCAGCCCTTCGTACCGGACATTGGCCGGGCTATCGCCTGGCGCGGAAAGCCAGTCATCGTCGGCCAGCCGCGTGGTCGGCGCTTGGGCCTGGTCCAGCTTCCAACCGGCAACAGCGGCATCGCTGCGGGCGCCCCACTGCCCAGCGTTCACGGCCAGGCACAGTCCACCGGCCTTCGTCGCAGCCAGTGCGGCGGCGAAGTGGAGCGGCCCGGCCAGCAGCAGGTCGCGCTGGTGGACCAGCGCGCCGTTTAGATACAGGTGGAGCCGGGAGGGACTGCCGAAGGAGACCCGCATCCCGACGATATCGCCCAACGCGACCACGGGCAGACCGGTTGCGATCGCGCCAACGCCCTGGATCAGGCGACCGGTGGCCAGTTCCCAGCCGATACCCTCCCCGTTCGCGCCCGGCGCTTGGCTGAGGGGCGCTGCTGCCGTGACAAAGCCCACGACCGCCGAGAGGTCGTCATCGCCCCACAACGCGAATTCGACGCCGACAACGCCGGCGCTGAGGGCAAAGTCGGACCGGGCGCAGCGGTTGAGGTCGGCTGCTGCGGTCGTGGCAAGAGTGAGCCCACCGTCGCGCGCAGCGAGCAGCGGGCCGATCGGGAGCGCGGCAAAGCGCCCATAGGTGTCGGTCATGGCTATCCCAGTCGATCGAACCAGTCCTGTGCCTCGTCCTCCTCGGAACGTGGTACGAGGGTTTCCAGGTACTCCTGAAAGGAGCGCTTGGTGCCGCCCTGGCTGTGTGAGGCGGTGATGTATGCGGCGAAGGCAGCGGGCTTGATGTGCAGGCTTACGGGGTCGATGGGGTTCCGCTTATGGAACTCCCACCATTCGAGGAACTCCCGACGCGACATGCTCGCCTGCAGCTCGGACACCGTGCGATGCAGGTGGCCGGCGAGGACCTTCCAGAACCAGTCCTCGCCGCGCTGCCTTAGCCGTTTCCCGCGTCGGCCTGGGCTTGGGCAGCATCCTCGCCGAAGCCGGAATGCTTCATGGCCACGCGCTGCAGCTCGGCGGCAACCAGCGGCTTGAGCTGGGCGGCCTGCTCCACGTTCATGACGGGCTTGCCGTCCTCGTCGCAGATGGTCGCTGCGATCAGCTTGGCGCGGTCGCCTTCGCCCCACAGCTTGCGGAACTCCGCATCCGGCAGCTCGCGAACATGGAACTGCGCCTTGGCACCGTTGGGCAAGGTGATCGTGTCGGCGCGAACGTCCTTGGAGGCGAACATGCCCAGGTTGGTGAACGATTGCAGGACGCTCAGAGGCTGCTGCGGCTGGGTTTGGGTGATGTCGCTGGTCTTGCTCATTGGCCGTTTCCTTGAATGGCGACAGGGCGCGCGGGCCGCGCACGGCTAACACGCGGAGGATCCGCGCGCCCTGTCAGAGAGATGGCCCGCCGGAGCGGGCCTGGGTGTGCGCCGTTGCCGCAGCCTTACGGCGTCGGGCGGTGCGTGGTGACGGCGCCGGAGCCGCGGATGGTGATCGTCGCCTTCCACACATCGTTGTCCTGGCTGGTCACGGCGAAGTTCTGCACGAAGCCGTCGAACTGCTTGGACAGCACGGTGTCCGGCGGGGTGATCTTTCCCGCAACGGCGGTCGGCTTGGCCACACCTTCGGTTTCCGACAGCGGCGCGGTCACCAGCCAATTCACGACGGCACCGGTCTCGTGCAGCTCTTCCAGCTTCTCGTGGTCGACGCTGTCGTAGATGATCTCGATGCTGGTGCTGCCGGTCTGCTTGCGGCCGGCGACGAACTGATCCCAGTCGTCGTCGTAGTCGGAGATATCGATCTCCGACGCCTGGCCATCGGGGAAGCCGACCGTACGCAGGCGGGTCACCTTGATGACCTCGGCCGCGGCGATGGCGACGAACAGCTGCGTGTGCTTCGACTTGATTACCTGTCCCATAGGGGTTTCCTTGTGTTGCGCCCGTCGCCGGGCATGAAAAAGGCCCCTTGCGGGGCCAGTGGGTTGCCGTTGTGTGGTTCAGCGCAGTTGCAGGAGCCTGGCGTCGAAGGAGATGCCAAAGGCGTCCGTGCCGTCGCTGCCAGGCGTCGGGTTGTAAGACTCGATGCTGCCCACGCGCTCGATCGCGTCGCGGATGGCGACGGCCGCGCCGTTGGCCTGCGTCATGGCTTTGCCCCACACGGTTAATCGGACTCGCCAGCCGTCGGCCGGCGGCGCATCGGACAGCATCGCGGTGGGCGATCCGCCGACCACCTCCCACGTCGCGTAGGGCAGTGCTGCATCCTGTGGCGCGGTTCCCGGCCACAACCGGATCGGGTCGCCCAGCACGTGCCGAACCGCTGCATCACCCTGCAGCAGGGACTGGATCAGGGGAACCATCATCGCCAGCCATCCTTCTTGAGCTGCTTGTCGAGCGCCGCCCAGGTTTCATTGATGATCACCTGCGCCGCCTCCGGCCCCTTGGCCTCGCCTGCCGGCGTGAGGAACGGCTCGGCCCTCATCTTCCTGGTGCCGAATTCCTTGAAGCGCCAGTAATAGGCCCAGCCCGCCTCCTCATAAACCTTCCCGACGCGGCCGCGGCGCCGGTTGCGCTTGGTGTTGGCGTACTTGCGCCGGCGACCGGTCTTAACCCCGACCGTGTAGTACTCGCCGCCCTGGCCTACACCTGCGCGCTGCCGGCTCTTGGTGTTGGCCCGGCGGGTGACGATCTGCGAGGCCATGAACCCCGATGCTCTCGGGGCGCGGCGGCGGGCGTCGTCACGGATGACGTTGCCACCTTTGCGCATACCGGCTTGCACGGCTCGCCCTTGAATCGCCTTGGGCGCCTCCCGCAGTGAGCGCAGGAGGCCGTCCAGGCCGTCGATCTTCACTTGCTCAGCCATCGGACACCCCGGCATCGACCATCAGCGTGATATGCCCGCGTGCTGTCGCATCTGGCAGCACCGCACGAATCGCGTACACCTGCCCGTCGAACACCACGCGCATGGTCGGCACTACCCCGGGCAGGTAAGGGATCTCGATGCGCGCAGTCACCTCTCCATGCTCGGCTGCGGCCGCGGTGAACTCCCGACCCGAGAGCGGAACCACCTCTGCCGGCACGTCAGCCCGCCATCTACGCCATTGCTTCACGTCCCCGCCGAGCGGATCACGCACCGGGCCGTAGTCCTGCAGCTCGATGCGATGCCGGTACTTGCCCGCCCGCCTCATGGCAGCACCCGCCGGTAGGGAAACATCAGCCGGTCCAGGGTTGGGTTCTCGGCCAACTGCGAGCCAGCCACCACCGCCTCGCGGTTGGCATACAGGTCACCCAGCAACAGCAGTACGGCCGCGCGCAACGGCCCCGGAAGCGGGCCAGGTGTCGTCGTGAACTTGACCGGATAGGCGCCTGGCTCGCTGTCGAGCGCCGCCGGCTCAATAGGCAGCGGAGAGCGGCCCTCGCCGACCGGGGTCCACTCATAGGTCGCTGCTGCCAACGCATACCCCGTGGTGCGCTCCACCGACTCACGCGCGGCGGTGATGAAGGCGCCGATCAGCGCGTCGTCGGCATCGTGGATAACTACCAGGTGCGCCTTCGCTTCGCTCAGCGACACGGGTTCCTCTGCCGCCGGGGTCAACGTGCGCAGCATGGGTCATTCCTCCGGCGTTGCCGACTTGATGGCATTGGGGTGGGGGTCGATCAGTCCGCCAAGGCGCAGCGCCTCAACGTGTGCCGCGTTGACCTGGATCACCTGGCCAACCTTCCCGAGGTGGTTGTTACTGAGCACCAGCGCCGGCACGGTTTCGCCCTCCGGCGGAGCCGGTTCTTTATCCGGTGGCGGCAGGTCGTTGTCCGCCTTCACGGTTTCGGGCCTCTGGCTGTCTCCGCCCTCGTCCGTCTCCGGCTCAACGGCGGCAGCCGCCGCGTCAGCCTCGGGGCTTTCGGCGTCCGCCTGCTCGCCCTGGCCAGCCGCTGCGTCCACTACCCCAGCGGGCCCTTCCTGCGCGTCGGCCGGACCGCTGGCCGCCTGCGCGGAGGTGTTCTTCTGCTTTGCCATGATCGTCTCCGAGGGACGCCCACGCTGGGGCGTCCCTCCGTTCTTGGGCCGAGGCGGTTAAGCCGCAGCGCCGTGCTTGAAGGTCTTCACCGCGCCGCCCACGTCGACCAGGTTGCCGCCGGAGCGCATCCAGGCCATGAAGCCCACCTGGCCCTTCTTCACGTAGGCCGAGTCGTTGAAGCGGAACAGGGTCACGGCCATCACGTCGCGGATCTTGTAGTAGCTGAAGTCGCCGAACGCGATCGAGGTGGCGCCCGCGGCCGGAGCCGGAGCGTGCTGGTTGATCTGGATATCGCGGTTCAGCAGACGATCCGGCGCACCGCCCGGATTGCCCTGCTCGTAACCCGGCACGAAGATCGGCCGGCCCTGGTCGTCCTTCACCTTGCGGATCAGCTTCAGCATGTCGTCGTGGAACATCCACTTGGCCAGCTGGCGATACGCCGGATCGACGCTGTGCTCCAGGTCGACCAGGTCGTCGTAGGTGACGATCGGCAGCGCCGAGACAGCGCCGATCTTGCCCACCGTCGCGGCAGTAAAGGCGCCCATCGGCTGCCCAACGCCGGTGCCGACGGAGTAGTGGCGGTTGGTGACGCGGCCCAGGCGGGTCTGCAAGCGCTTCTCGATGAAGCCGGCGATATCGGCCGTGCTGTCCTGCAGCAGCTCCCACGGCACGGTCACCACCTTGGAGCTGTACTTGTACACCTGCAGGCCCTTGGTGCCGAAGGCCACGTCCTGGTCGTTCGCCGACTGGTTTTCAGCGACCAGTTCGCCCTCTTCGGAGGTGCCATCGCTGGTCGGGTACTGCATCGGCTCGCCGCCGGCAGTGCTGAACACATCAGCCACCTGGCGCATGCCGCCGAATGCCTTCAGGGCATCCAGGATCTGCTCGGCCAGCGTAGTCGGAACGGTGTAGCCACCCTGCTCCGGGTTGACGGCCGGATTGCCCGACATGGCCGCGTTGACCTGCTTCCAGTCCTCGGCGCTCAGGGCGCTGTCACCGCCACGCGCCCAGCGGTCGAACAGGCGCTCCTCGTTGGAGAGGTCACGACCGCCGCGGTTGGCAGTGTCGTGCTCACGCACGCCCTGTTCGCGCAGCGCCTCGTCGGCCGTCAGGTCCATGACCTTCTGATGACGCTCGATCGCCGCGTCGATGCGCTCGATCTCGGCGATGTTGTTGTCGTACTTAGCCTGGTTCTCCGGCGTCCACTTGTTGCCGTCACCGGTGCTGGTGTCCAGCAGGTTGCGGGTTTCCTTTGCCAGCGCGGTGCGGCGCTCCCGCTCGGCCTGAATGTTGAAGGGCATTGGTGATTTCCTCGTGTCGAAAAAAAACCGCCTTTCGGCGGTCGGGATGAACTGCGGGCGGGAGTCGCTTACGCAGCGGAGCGTTCCAGCAGCGCCAGACGGCGCGACAGGTTGGCCTTGTGGGCGGCGGCGGCGCCGTCGTCGGGTTCGGGGGTACGGTTGGCCAGTGCGGCAGGTGCGTTGTCGTAGGCGGACAGATCCCAGGTGTTGGATGCCTTCTTCTTGCCGACGACCTCCACCACGCGATCAGCGAAACCGTGTTCCTTGGCTTCGTCGGCCGTGAACCAGGTCTCTTCATCCATCCACTGGACGATCTGCGCTTCATCCTTGCCAGTGCGGCGCGTGTAGTCGCCGGCCAGGCCGGTATCGATCTTCGCCAGCAGTTCACCGGTCTTGGTCATGTCTGCCTTGTTGCCGATAGCGACCGTCCAGGCGTTGTGGATCATGAAACCGGCGCCCTGGCTGATCTCAACCTCATCGCAGGCCATGCAGATGCCGGTGGCAGCCGAGGCCGCCAGTCCATCCACGTGGGCGATCACGGTCGCCTTGTGCTGTGCGATGGCCGTCATCATCGATCGGGCCGCAAACACGTCACCGCCGGGCGAATCGATGCGCAGATGGATCACGTCCGCGTCGATGCCGGCCATAGCCTGGGCAAACATCGTCTCGTCAATGTCGCCCCACCACCCGCCGATGACCCCGTGCAGGTAGATCGTGGCCTCCTTGCCTTCGGTCTCCGCCCGGATGGGCTTGGACTGGCCGGCGTTGTTCTTGGCCAGCTGCAGCAGCTTAGGAATTGGCATCTTCGGGGTTCCTTTCAGGGTCGTCGCCGTCCGGCTTCGCCGGTCGCGCTGGGTCTGTCGGTTGGTAAAGCTCGTCGCCGCCCTCGATGGGAGGCAGATTCTTGAGGCGGCGGACCTCGTTCGGAACCATCCATCCCCTTGTGCCAGGCCCACCGAGCGCCTTGCTGAAGTACTCAGCTTGTGTCTTGGAGTCGCCGGCCATGAACATGTCCACGTTGTGCTCAACGAAGTAGCGCGGCGTGCGGAACAGCTTGCGGTTCAACTCGTCCTTGATCCGCTTCAGGTGCGGGCCCAGCGTGTACTTCACGAAGCCGATGCCCATGCTCTCGATGCCGGTTCCCCAGCTGGTGGCCTTGCTGGTCTCGCCGATCATGTGCGGCGGGACGCCGAACGCGCGGGCCACATCGATCACCTGCCACTGCCGGGACTCCAGCAGCTGCTGGTCGACCGCCGACATGGTCAGCTCGTGCACCTCCAACCCTTCGGTCAGAACCAGCGGAATGCGACGGTTTCCCTGTACCCCGCCGTACTTCTTGACCCAGGCATCGCGGAAATCGTCCTGCTGCTCCTTGGTCATTTTGTTGGGCGTTCGGATGGCCACTTCGGGCTTGCCGCCTTCACTGAAGAACTTGCCCGCGTGCTCGTCACCTTGGATGGCGATGCCGATGCCGTTCCGCGCGCCCCACTGGATCACCGACATGCCGTGCACGCCGTTGAAGCCGAAGCCGGGGAAATGGAGCACATCGTCCTGGTCGACGGTGAAGTACCCGTCCGCGTCGTGGAACGTGTACTGCAGGCGGGTCGGTTCCCGCGGGCTGGTCTTCTCCTGCTTGAGGATCATCACTCTGTCGCGAGGCCAGGGAATCAGCCCGGTCGCCACGCCGGCGCGGTTGCGTGTCACGTACACCACGCCATCACCGCGCAGCAGCATCTGGCCGACGATGAACTCCCAGCCGGTGGCGCTCGACCAGCCAGAGGAGAACTGCTCGTTCAGCAGCCACCAGTAGTCATGCTCCGCCCGCTTGCGATGGCCGTCCACCCGCTCGAACACAGGCAGCGGCAGCTGGGCGATCGCGCCGGCCAGCAACGAAACGGCAGCGAACACCGCCGAAACCCGCATCGCCGATTCCGGGCTGACCACGGCTCCGGAGGCCGTCGTAGGGTTCCCGAACACCTCGAACATGCGCATGTCGGAGGACTGGATCACCTCGCCGTCGACCAGGTTGCTGATCGTCGGCTCGATACGGTCGCGGGCGTCGGCCCGCCGGTTCTTCTCGAATAGTCCGAACATCAGTCGATCACCACGAAGCCTTGTTGGGTTGTGCCGGTGTCCCGCGCCTGCATGGCGCGGCCCATGGCCATGATTAGCGCCACCGCGCCGTCGATCTTGCTTTCCATCTTTTCCTTGCGGGGATAGACGTGTTCCTTGGCATCCACGCGCGCCACGACGTTGCCCATCATCCAGGTCATGGCCGCGTTGCCGTCGTGCCACAGGCGCCGCGACAGGACCAGCGCCTCCACTTCTTTCATGGGCTCGGAGAGATTGCGCACTGACTGCGCCATCTCCACGGTCGGCAGTCCTTCCTGTTCAAGGCGTGTCATCAGGTACGCCGCTTGCGCCGGGTCAAAGGCTATGTCCCGCACGTCGACGCCCTGTGCCGCAAGCTCTTTCAGCTCCTCTTCGATGAACGCGTAGTCCGTCATGTTCCCGGGCGTGGACACGATCAGCTCGTCCAGCAGGAACTGCTGGTACTTCTCGTTTTCCTCCACGGCCGACTCCGGCACGTAGAACCTGGGAATGACGTAGTAGCTATCGCCTTTCTCGAACAGCAGCACCACGGCAGCCACGTCCAGCTTGGATGCCAGATCGACGCCCACCCAGCACGGACAGCCCGCAAAGTCCGACACCTCAAACCGCCGTTTCTGCCGCTGCCAGGCCAGCATGTTCATCCATGCCAGCTTGGCGCCGACCCAGTCATTCAGGTGCTTGGTACGGAACGCACTTTGCTTGCTGGCCGACCGCTTTGCCTTGGCGAGCTGGTCGAGCAGGAACTGCTCGAACACGGAAACGCCGTAGTTCGGGTTGGCCTTGCGCAGGCTCGCCGGATCGTCCCAGCGGTCGCCCTCGTCAATGCAGTAGATTGCCGCGAACACAGTTTCGTCGGTCACCTCGCCGCGCAGGATGCGGATGGCATCGCCCCGCATCTCGAAGCACGGGCCGGACAGGTTCGTGCCTGCCGTGGTGATGATCGACAGCAGGGGTTGCTCGCGCGCGCCCATGCCGGTTTCCATGGCGTCGACCATGTGGTCATCGTCATGTTCGTGGTACTCGTCCACCAGCGCCGCGTGCGGGCTAGAGCCGTCGCCGGGCTTGCCGATCATCGTCTCGAACTTGGACATGTCCTCCATGACGAACAGCGGCCCCGGGTTCTTCGGGTTGCCCGCCTGTTCGATACCGAAGCGGGCGCGCAGCGCCGGCAGCTTCTGGACCATCTGCCAGGCCGGGCGGAACACCTCGTACGCCTGTTTCTCGCTGGTAGCGCCCGAGTAGACCTCCGCGCCCGCCTCGCCGTCAGCGCAGAACAGGTACAAGCCACGGGCAGCCAGTCGCAACGACTTGCCGTTCTTGCGCGGGATCTCCTCGTATGCGCGGCGGAAGCGCCGGTGGCCGGTCTTCTTGTGGACCCAGCCGAACAGGTTGCACTCGATGAAGTGCTGCCAGGGCTCCAGCACCAGCAGGCGCTTCTGCGCCGCCCACTTACCTTTCGTGTGCGGCATCTTCTCCATGAAGCGCACCGCGCGGTCCGCCTTCTCGGCGTCGTACTTGTAGGGCCAGTCGGCCCCCTTGCGCTTCAGGTCATCCAGGAACCGTTGGCACGCCAGACGGATGAACTCGCCGGCCGCGATCTTTCCTGACGTGACGCCCTTGGCGTATGCCTTGGCTGATTCGCTCGGCGTCATGGATCAGAACTCGTCGAATGGGTTGCCCTCCGGGGTCTTTTCGGTCCCCAGCTTCTGACGATCAGCCGGGGTCAGGCCCAGGCGCGCCAGGCAGCCGATCAGGTGGGAGTACTTGGCCGCAACGAACTCGCCGCGGTTGGCACGGAACTCGGAAAGCAGCGATGACGCCACCTCCATGATGAAACGGTCGGCGCTGGTCAGGACGCCAGGTAGGGCGCACTTCTCCAGCTCTTTCCAGACCACCGCGACCTCGGTCGGAAGGTGTGCCGGCGCCTTGCCCAATGGCGAATTCGTCTTGGGCGCTTCGTTCTTGTAGCGCTGCGGATCCTTCTTGGTCGCGCCCTTCAGCTCGGCCAGTTCCCTCGGCTGTCGATGGCGAGCCATCGGACCTCCCATTTCTGAAATTCAAATTCTGCGGACGCGAGAAGAAAGGGGGGCGCGCGTATCGGGCGAGGAAGGCCCTCAACTTTGACCCTCCCCCCTCCCATTTTGTTCAGCTTTCGGTGGATAACTCGCCGCTCGTCCAGCTCCGCCGTGTGGGCGGGCATCCCTGCCGAACCCGCCGTTCTCCCGCGCCGTCTTGGCGCTATGGCACGGTCGGCACAGCGGCTGCAGGTTGCTGTCGGCGTTGTTGCTGTCGTCTCCGTCGATGTGGTCGACCTCGGTGGCCGGCCGCACCCTGCCCTGCCCAGCGCAGCATCTGCACAGCGGTTCACGAGCCAGCACCACCGCACGGAGCCGGCGCCACAGCGAGCAGTTGGTGGGCAGCGCGCGGCGCGCCTGCCTCTTGCGGACCTGGGCGGTGGTCTCTTTGTAGGGGCGCCAGCCGGCCGCACGGTGCTGGGGTGGCCGGGTTGGCATCAGTAAGGCTTCCCGTCCAGGTCGACTCGCTCCGGCTCGGCACCTTCGTCATGCACCGGCGTTCCGGCCTCCTCGCCCAGCAGCTGCGCCACGGCCTGCACCAGCAGGCCAACGTGCATCGCCAGCTCGGCGATCTGCTTGCCCTGCTGCTCGATGATCCCGACCAGTCGGTCGATACGGCTGTCGGCGCTGCTCTCAATCAGCCCCGCCAGGGCCGTGACAGCCGCAGCGCGCGCCACCTCTTCAATCCGTGCAGCGTCCATCACCAACCCTCGTCGTTCGCAGCACCAGGCCGCGGCGTATCCACCACTCGACCCGATCCCAGTCCGGTTCCATGCCCGTGGCCCGGGCAAACCACACCACGGCAGCCAGATACCACCGCAGCCACCAGCGCAAGCGGACCGATGCAGTCACTGTCGCGAGCATCAGAACTCCTCCACTTCCCAGCCACCGCCGTCGCGCTTGGGCCTGACCTTCACCGCAATGAAGCGGAACGGGTACATGGCCGCGGCAATCTTGATCTTGGCCCTGGCATCGTCCTGCCAGTGCCCCTTCACCTCGTGGCACTCCATGACGCCATCGGCAGCCATGACCGCAAAGTCCGGGGTGTAGAACGTGTTGTCGGCCAGGCGCAGCTTCATGCCCTCGAACCGGTGCCACTGGACCTCGCCCGCAGCCTGCAGCGCACGCAGCCGCGCGGCATACGCAGCCTCGGTCTTGTTCATCTCGCCGGTCTTCAGCCGGCCAAGCGCCAGCATGCGGCGCTCCACCCCGTTAATTCGTCCCATCGACGAAGCACCTCGGAATCTGTCACCTGCATTGCTGAGGCGCTTGGACACGCCAAGAAGTAGATGCCCGGCCAGCGCTTTCGCTGGCCGGGCCTGGCCTTAGTTCGTCAGCACGATCAGCTGGAACTTGGCATTCACGCCCCACGAGCCGCCACCGCCCCCCGAAGCGCCCAGGCTCAGGCTGAAGCTGCTGCCACCACCAAAGGACGAGCCGCCGGAGAACTGGATTCCCATGCCACCGCCGAACTCCTGTCGGACGCTTCCGGACCAACCACCGCCGAAGTCATACGTGATGCCGGCACTTGCAGGGGAGATGTCGATCGCGGTGTTCTTGAACTGGACCTTGGCGGAGCCAGACAGCTTGCCGTTGCTGTCGAAGGTGCCGGTCAGTCGGGCCTCTTCGTTACCCACGCCGTAGCCGACCGTACCAGTGACGCGTTCGTTCTGGTACTTCAGATTCAGGAACGAGTCGTTCTCGCCCACCTTGACCTGCGCATTGCCCGTCTTTACCTCACCGCTGACGGCGGTGCCGTCGATGTTGCCGGTGAAGCTCGCACCCACGGGGCGCCCATTTTCGTTCACGACGCTGCCGCTGACCTGCCAGCCACTATCGTCCATCGGCTGATCGATCGTGCCACCGCCTGCGCGCTGCATCATGTAGTCGTCCTTGTGTTCGTTCTTGCTCATTGAATTGCTCCTTAGTTGTTGCCTTTGCGGCGGTAGTCGGTGCAACGGCCTATCCGAGGCACCAAAACGGCAGAGGGCCGCTCAAGGCGGCCCTCAGATAAAAGTTGACTCCAGATTTCGGTCAGTGCTGATCGCGATCCACCCGGATCACTGCTTGGCATGCTCGGAGCTGGTCGTCGGCGTCGGTGACGATCTGAACAGCAGCTCCGACAACCTCTGGACGTAATTCGGCTCGCGCATCACGTTCGGCGGCGCCGGCGGCAGCTTCGGACAGGCGAGCGGTGTGGCAGGTGGCGAGGTCGTCGCGCAACTGGAGACGCCCAGCGCGCAGGTCAGCCACAACAGCAGCGGGGACGGTCGCGGCCGCAGTACGGTCTTCTTCATGCTTAGCTCCAATGTCGGCCAGCTGCAGAGCCTTGCTCTGCTCAGTGGCACGGGTCTGGTTCACCTGGTCGGCGACTGCCGATGCGCCGGCGGCGCGCAGGGTGGCGTCGCTGGCATCGGCCCGGTCGCCACGCCACGCCCAGCCAGCACCGAACATTGCGCCTGACCACAGGACGAAGGCAGCAACCGCGATGGTGATCCGGTTCATTCGGACTCTCCTGCCCTGATGGTGTCGCTGTCCGGGTCAAACGGCGGCGGCTCCAAGCCGGCCGCGCGCATCAACCCTTCCAGCCGGTAGATGTGGCGGATCAGGCGCAGTTCCCTGGCCTCCATGCGGCCAACCCTTTCGCCCAGCCGGGTCACTTCCTCGCGCATCAGCTGGATCACGTTGACCTCGGCCCCGTCTCTGGCTGTCTCTACGAACTGCTTGCGCCACCACAGCGCCACACCGCCCGCCCCAACCATCAGGCCGCCGACGGCGGTGCCGATTGCCTGCCAATCCACGTCGACCCCGATCATGGCGCCACCGTCCCGCCGGCCTTGCGGTACACGGCCAACAGGTCGGCAAGCTTGTGTTCGTGCTGGCCGTAGCCCGCGCCGGGCAAGCTCGCCCAGATCTTGCGGACGGCCTTGATGGCTTCCTCGATCTTGCCCGCCTGGATCAGCGGCAGCGCGCGGCGCTCCCGGATCTGCTGCAGCGCAATCAGGTCCTGGCTCAGAGGCGAGAAGTCCGTCAGGCCGAGCGTCTTCCTGTAGGCGTCGTAGTAGCGGCGCAGCAGCTGGTAGCGGCCGGCTGCAGTGGACTGGATACCCAGCTTAGGCAGTGCCACCAGGACTCGCGGATGATCGGCGTAGCCCTTGAACAGCTGACCGCTGACGATCACGTCGTAGCCACGGTCTTTAGTCGGCTGCTTGCCGTTGTCGGTCCCTTCGGACCACGCCAGCATGTCGAGGAAGGCCACGACGTTCACGCCGCCAGCCTGTTGGGGAGTGATTTGCGCCATAGCTTCTCCGGAAAGAAAAAGCCCCGGCTGGACCGGGGCTACAAGTTGGGTCTAGCTCCAGATCTGAACAGCAAGTCTGGATGCCGATTTCAATCAGCCGCTTTATGCTTGGGGGAGCAACCCGAGGAGCCATGGAAATGAGTAACAGGTACGTTGCGCCAGACTTTACTGCTACCGCATTCAACTGCCCCCACTGCAATGCCTACGCAAAGCAGAATAGATATCAGCTCTATTATTCGGAAAATATCGGATACAAGGCTTCATCCGCTTTCATAGTTCGGTGTGATCACTGTGATCGTGTTTCCTACTGGCTGAATACCGACGGTCGACCAAGGATCGTTCACCCCCAAGCTTCAACGGCGGCACCACCGCATGCGGATATGCCGCAAGAGGTGGCGGCTATCTACCGAGAGGCTGCAGAGATTGCTAGCAGCTCATACCGAGCTGCCGCTGCTCTCTTACGCTTAGCGCTACAGAAGCTAATGCCCTTCTTGGGAGAGAGAGGTTCGAACATTAACGCTGACATCGCCAGCCTTGTGTCGAAAGGACTCCCGGTGCGAATCCAGCAAGCGCTCGATCTCTGCCGAGTGGTGGGCAACGAATCCGTGCATCCTGGTGAGATCTCAGATGAGGATGGACCTGAACTGGTGAACTCGCTGTTCTCCATGCTCAATCTGATCGTTGAGGATCGGATCACTCGCCCCAAGGAGATTGAGGCTCTTTACCTCAAACTCCCTGAGAATAAACGCAAGGGCGTCGAAGTCAGGGATAGCGCCAAGGGCGCGCATCCATCGACAGAAGCCTGAGACTCCCGTGACCCGTCCTAACGGCGACTACCTAGCAAGAAAGTGATCAGGCGGGAGCAGTGTCGGTAGAAAGCTGCCAGCAAGGAAAGCCCCGGCTGGGCCGGGGCTTGCGATTGGATGATGGCAAGAATGCCGCCTTTTTCGATGACCTAGGAAGTCATCGTTAGGCCGTCATCGTGAGTGCCTTGCTGAACTGTCTTGCAGCGCGCGCCTCGGCCGCGCGGAAGTTGGCAAGCATCCACTCATAGACCGGCCGCCAGAACCGGCTATATGCCGACCAATCCGCACCGATGGCGCCAGCTCGCTTTCGGCCACTGAGAGGTTCGCAGCCACTTCCGCCGCAATCTCCGCAGTTCACTACACCTGCGCCTGCCGGATCTGGAACAACCCTCCTGCCGCCGCATCGATCGCACTCGCATGCACCGACCATCTCCGCGATCACCGCCCCAGCTAGAACCCCAAGCTGCTCCATCGTGTTGTTCGGCCATGCCGCAGCGCGCGCGTCATCCAGCGCAGCCTCCGCGCGGCGCAGCTCGCGTCGCTGTGCATCGGTGACCATCCCGCCGCACCAGCCTATGCTGGCCTTGGCGATGCCGAACTCGGTGCGGGCGTCGGCCAGGGCATGCATCTGGCGGGTGAACTCCGGTGCCACCAAAGCGATTACGGCCTGGCGCAGCTGCTCGCGCCTCCGCTGACCACTCTCCGGCCACCACAGGGCCTCCAGTAGTTCGCGACCAAGGCCGGCCGGCACGTACGCCAAGGCGGCCAAGATTTCCTCAGTGCTCGGTCCACCGATGCTTCCGTCGAAGCTCAATGCCCTCGGCCCCGTCCGGCTCGACAGCAGTTCGCGTGCCTCGTTCATTCCCATGCGCCTTCCCCTTGGTGGTTTGCTCGTACAGCGCGCGATCGCGCTTGGTTGTCTTCCATTGCGGCACCTGTCACGCCGCACGGTCCCAGCTGGCCGTCAGGCGCTGCACCTGCCCGCCGCGTGCCTCGAACTGCTCCACCGTCTCGGCCGGGCCATCGGCGAGCACACGTGCCTTGGCTCGCTTGGGCCGGGACACCGTGTTGTGGTCCATCCGCCGCTCGCGGGCCGCACGCTGGGGGTTGATCCTCGGCGCGACGGCCTTCGTCTTCTTCATGCTGCCGCCCTCAGTTCGTTGATGTAGGTCTGGTTTGCAATCAGCTCGTCGTCGGAGCCGTACGTCTCGTGGAAGGTCCGCGAGCCATCCATCAGGCTCGGGCCGTAGATCTGGCGCATCGTCGCGAATGTGTTCCCCTCCATCGGGTAGCGCTGGTGGTGCCATTTGCAGAGCGCGTAGCCGAACATGTGACCGCGCCGCAGGTTTCCGCTCTTGGCGTGGTTGTAGTCGCAGCCGTAAACCACCAGCTCCGGCTCCAGTAGCTGCTGCATCTGCAGCGCCAGGCAGGCCATGCACGGTCCCGTCTTGGCCAGCTTGATCCGGGCCGCTTCTTCCCTGGTCGGCGGCGGTGCGTTCGACCACATCAGCGCAGCTCCGGGATCGGGCCCGCATAGCGGGTGATCGGGATCCGCCGCACGCCGTCGCGCCAGACAGTCATCCCGCGCGTCGCGTAGACCACCAGCGGCTTGATCCCGTAGCCGTAGGCCAGATACCAGCCCGCCTCGGCCACCGGCTCGCTCACAGGGCGCACTTCGACGTTGAAGTGGTCGGGGCTCATGCGGCTTTGCCCTCCAGCAGCGCCACGATCTCGGCCAGGTGCGCACGGGTTCGGTCGTCCGCTGTCGGCGATGCCTCAACCGTTCCGGTCAGCAGCGCCACCGGGTCGAAGGCCGGGGTGGCGGGCGGAAGGGCCAGGTACTCCTCCACCTGTTCCTTCGACAGCTGGCCAGCGGCCACCGCTTCCCGCAGTACGCTGTCCCGACCGGACACGTCGCCGCCGAGGGACAGCTGGTAGGTGGCCGTGCGGTGTGCAGCGCGCGCTTCCTTCACCAACCGGGTGTAGACCTCCAGGAATGCCGGCCGGGCAGCGATCTTGTCGCCCGCCTGCACCAGCGGCAGCGCCGCCGCCCACGCATCGCGGGTCTGCTCAGTCCACACAACGGTCGCACCTTCGTCTGCGGCGCGGATCGCGTTGGCCCATGCTTCATTCGGTGCCGGGTGGCCGTCCTCGATGCGTTCAAGGATCGCCGCCAGCGAAAGCCGCGCCTTCAGCTCCCGGCGGCACGACGCCAGCGCGCGCTCCAGCATCGGCAGCGGGTACTGCGCCAGATCCGAAACCATGTAGGCGGCGGCGTTCGGGCTGAGCTGGTCGCCAATCACCTCGGCGGTCGCCACCAGCAGATCGACCAGCCGATCCTGCTCCTGATTACCCAGCATGTGCCGCCCTCCGCTGTGCCAGCAGAGCCTTGGCCGCGTCGGCGGCGCTCAGATTGGTCTGCGTCTTGTCGGTCTGCCGCGCGGCCTCCTCGGTCACCTGCCGACCGGTGGCCCACTGCGTGCGGTATGCCTCGCACTTCGCCAGCAGCGCGCCCAGGTCGTGCATGTTCTGCACCACGTAGCGCTCGTTGACGGTCAGGAACCACGCGGCCACCAGCGGGGCCTCGCTGTGGCCGAGGCGCTGCACGATTTGCCGGACGTTGCTGTTCACCTTGGCGTTGCGCACCGGTGCCACACCGTGGCGGTCACGGTAGGCGCTGGCGTAAGCCGCCCAGGTGGCACGGCACGCTGCCTGCAGGTCGGCTTCGGAATCCACCGCCAGCGGCGCGGCCGGCAGGCCCGCCGGAAATGACGGTTCTCCTGACGGTTCATTGAGGGTTATATGACGGTTAGGCGGCACGGGGCGCACCCCTAGACCTGCGCCCGGTGCATCCCCCCCTGCATGGGGCGCATCCCCTCCTGCAGCGGGCGCACCCCCTGCATGGGGCGCAGCCCCTGCGCCCGGTGCAGTACCGGCTTTTCCTGACTTGCGGCCAGCCTTCGACGGCGCAGCGGCCTTGTCGAAGTTGGCCGGGGTGACCTTGTAGACCGTGCTGCTGTTGAACCGGCGGTCACGGGTCAGCAGGCCGACGGCCTCCAGATGATCCATTGCCGTACGCACAGCGCGCGCCGACATGCAGCAGCGCGCGGCGATGGTGCCCACCGCCGGCCAGCACACGCCGTCGTCGTTCGCCTGATCAGCCAGCGAGATCAACACAGCCTTCTGCGTGACGCTCAGGCCCTGCAGCGGCCAGCACTGCGACATGATGATGGTCGACATGTCAGAGCCCCAGCGTCAGGTTCTCGCCCGGCGCAACCGGCCACCAGGTGCATGCGGGCTTGCCGGTGGTGGCGCACGGCGCGGTCGGGCCGCGCCAAATGCGGCCCTCGCGGGCCAACTCAGGCAGTCGGCGACCCAACATGTGGCGGTCAAGGCCAGTCAGCGTCGACAGGTGCAGGCTGCTCTGGCCAGGGTGGCGGATCACCGCAGCCTCGGTCTTGGCGTGCTGGAAACGCAGCGCGCCGCTTTCAGCGAGCGCGGCGGCGGCGATGTGACTGGACTGTGGATCGGTGGAGCGGGCCGGGTGGTTCATCGACGCGCCCTCCCCTTTGCTGCAGCGCGCGACACGTTGCGGATCAGCCGGTGCGCCATGGTGATCAGCGAGTTGGCCTCTTCCACCATCAGCTTGGCTTCGTCGCTGTCGATATGTCGGTCGGCCATCGCATCCACCGCAGTGCCCGACAGGCGTCCCACCCGCGTGGTGATCTCCAGCAGCTTCGTCTGAATGGCGCCGATCTCGTCCGACCAACCACCCTCCGGTGGCGGCGGAACCGTGGCGACGGCCATGCCGAACTGCCCGGCCAGCGCCTGCATCCAGTCCAGGGCGTAATCGCTGCCGCCTGCCTTCTCCTGCATCCACTCGGTCAGCAGTTCGGCAATCTCCATCGTCACCGACTCACCCTCCAACCCGCGCAACTTCGCGCGCAGAGTCTCCGGGTGCATGGATTTGCCGCGGCGGTCGGCCAGGAAAGCGGCCGCGTCCACGACACCACCCGGCGTCTTGCGCACGGAGTTGTAGAGAACGTCGAGCCAGTTGAGAGCGGATGTGCGGCAGGTCATGGGTCACCTTGGGGAAGGCTGTGTTTCAAGGTTTCGGGCTGGGCCCGGGTGGCGCACGATGGGCGCCATGGAGATCAACAAGTCAGGGACGACGGCCAGGGACGGCCTTTCAAGCGGTGTCGACCGGGGCGATGCGATTCGCGTCGGGATCCTCGTTCGCGGGCTCAGCAGCGGCCTGTGTCTCAACACCGAGCAGACGCTGGATCTGCGGCAGCGCGGGCAGGACGCCCTCTTCCGGCCACGCCTCTACCTCTTCCACGGGAAGCTGCAGCAGGGTGGCCAGGTGCTTGTCGCTATCCATACCGAGCTTGGCGCGCAGCGCGCGCTTGCTCATGCGGCTATCGATTTCTGCGCGCAGCTGCGCGACTGCTTCGGTCTGGGATTCCGCAGGATCTGGCCCAAAGACGTCAGGGCGGAGCTGGTGGCGGGAGACGCCAGTGGCCAGCTCGATTGCGATGCAACGTTCTGCGGGAACGCGACAGCGGTCGTACCAGCCGGATACCGACGGCGGTTTGATGCCGAGAAGCTGAGCAAGAGCCTGCTGGCTCCCTGCCGACTGAACTGCTCTATCGAGGGCTGACATGTCCATGGCATCTATTAGTCCACAGCTAACGGCTTATTGCAAGCTGGCAGCTGCACGAATTCGATTAGTTACCAGCTAACCTGCCGCGATGGACATTCGAGAGATCCGCAGCCGCAACTTTCGCCACCTGATCGAGGCCCTTGAAATGAAGGGGATCAAGGGACGCCGGGACCAAGGCGCGCAGTTGGGCGGGTTCTTGTCTGCGTCCTACGTCTCCCAGCTGCTCGGCGGGAAGTACATCGGCGACGATGTGGCCAAGAAGATCAGCACCGCATTAGGGAAGGACCACGGCTGGATGGACCGGCCCCAGTGGAGTGAGGACGGAGAGGTTTCTGTCTCACCAATCCCGGAGAATGAGACGCCCCCCGGCTATGTTCGCTTCGACTTGTTTGAAGGGGGTGCGGGAATGGGCGCAGGGATGGTCAACCAGGACTACCCAGAGGTGGTGAAGACCATCGAGGTCGCAGAATGGGAAGTCCGTAGGAAGCTCGGTTACCTACCCAAGCCAGGCCGGATCCAGATCATCACCGGCCGTGGGCCGTCGATGAAACCCAAGCTCGAAGACGGCGACATTGTCTGGATCGACACGAGCTGCGACTACTTCGACGGCGATGACTACTACCTGATCAACATCGGTGGCGAGACGCAGATCAAGATGCTGCAGAAGCGCGGCGACGGTCTCTACGTCGTAAGCGTCAACACCGACTTCCCGGCCTATAGGCCGGATCCTGGCGATGTGAGCATCCTGGGGAAGGCGCTGATCCACGCAGGGCTGCGGAAGTTCTAAGCAGCGGGAGCGTTCTCACTACCGTCCCAATTTGGGACACAACGAAAAAAGCCCCGCTATAGCGGGGCTTTTTTCTAGAACAACTATCAACCAACTGCCAAGTGAGAGATATATCCAGATCTCGACTCGCCGGCTTCTTTAGCCTTGGCATCGATTCTCATCAGAACTCTCTTCGGAATGCTGATGTTGACCCTCTCAATGGTGTCGTCTAAAAGTGCAGGATCGATCGTTACACAGCTAACCATCCAGCCACTGAAATCTCCTTTGTCCAAAGCATCTTGAACAGATGAGGGACGAGGTATGACTCTACCTGCATCTAAAGCCGCATCTATCCATGCTGCTGCAGCTTCTTCTGCAGCAGCCATTGCTTCGTCCAACGTATCACCAGCCGAATAGCAGCCAGGAAGATCCGGAACAACAACGCTCCAAGCGGTGTTCTCGTTTCCAGCTTCAATCATGATGGGATAACGCATATACCTTCTCCTACCTTCTCATCCATACAACGCGAAACATCCAGTCCTACTATTTCAATCCAGCAAGCTTCTTCAGGTTGTTCACCAAACCAACTCCAAGATCTTTCTTGGGATGGGGAACAGTGATGATGTTCGGATTGAGTCCATGCACATAAACATGATGCGAGCCACGGCTTCGACTTTTCGTCCATCCGTTGGCTTCAAGTAGTTTGATTAGGTCCGCGCTCTTCATGTGGTGAACTATACACACGATACACACTACGGTCAAGCATTCGATAGGCTCCGTCAGCTGACAGTTACGTAGCCATTACGAACAAGTGCCTAGAACACTAGTGTCCTAGCCTTGCTCAGCCGTATCAGGGGTGGTCGCACGCGAACCAGCCCCGTTCATAAAATTGTTAGCTGATAGCTGTTGACTAACGATTAGTGCGCAGCTAACGTTGCCTCCAGTCGCCCAACACCACCCCATCCCGGGGCCGGGCGCAGGAGATCACGCATGGCCACCCTTTCCTTGGGCTGCCGATCGGCAGAGATAAAAGTCACCGCTGACCACGTCAGCGAACGCGTCATCGCAGACATGGGCGCTGCCCGCCTGCACCTCACCGCCGACGAAGCGGAACAGCACGCTCATCAGCTGCAGGCGGCAGCCAAGCAGCTCCGCGCTGCGCTCCAGGGCGAAGCCGCATGAGCGCCGCCCTCGCCCACCACTCCAACGCTCAGCGCGCCGCTGCAGCCGCCGGCATCGTCGCCCGCGCCGGGCGCCGCTGGGGCCTCCTCCCCTACCAGGTCGTCATCGCCTCCAGCATCGCCGCCAATGCCGTCCTGCGGCAGGGCAAGAGCGCAGCCGGGGCTGTCGCTGCGGCTCGCCGCGCAGCGCGCGCACAAAGCGGAGCAGCCTAATGCGCCACCTGGCCCTGCCCTTCTACTGCGCCGTCGTCGTCGGCCTGCTGCTGGCGCTGCTCGCGCGCGCCATCTACACCGGTGCCGGCTCCCTCCTCCCACCCTTTGGTGCTGGCGTTGTCTTCTTCACCTGGTGCGGCGTGCGCGACCTGCGGCGCAACTGGCCCGCGTTCCGCGACGAGATGCGCCAGCGCGCGGCAGAGAGAGCGCCCACACCGCTGCCCGCCGACGACACCCACTGACCCCCTGCCCTGCGCTCTCCCCCTGTAGCGCAGGGAACCCGCGCCGGCCGGGTTCCAGCAGCCGGCAACCCATTCCAGGAGTCCAGCGTGCGTAACCAGCTCGACATCTTCGATCACGACCCAGCCCGCATGGCAGCGGCCAACCGCGCCGCAGCAGAGCGTGCACTGCACGACGTGCAGTTCACCGCCACCGTCAGGCAGGAACGCCACGCGTACTACGTGGGCGAAGCGGAACGCTGGGAACACCTCGCCGCGCACAGCTCAGCCCCTGCGCGCGCCCAGGAGACGCGACTGTGAGCGGCCGATCGCCGTGCGGTGTGGCCAGTTCGGATGTAGCCGCGCCGAACAAAGCGCTGGCCGGGACTTGCGCCTCCGGGACCGCTCGCGACGCACTTCTACGATTTGACTTGCAAATCCACGAAAGTGCGGGCGGCGGCCGCCCACGCGTCTACCAGGTTCGAGACTCGATCTGGGTGGTCTTTGGGCGGTTGGCCAATGATGTGACCTGCTGCGCGCCGAAAATCGTCAAGCGAGTCCATGACCTTTTTGAGACTTTTGGCCATGGTGAGGGTCTCACTTCCCAGCGTTGCCGTAGCAGCGGACTCGGGCGTTGCCGATATGAGACGTGTGTTTCGTTGAATGGTGACAATTGCAATCGTAATCAGTTCGACGATTTCAGGTGGCAGCGCATCGAAGTACGGGAGCGCTTCCTTAAATGGCTCTGCGTCCATTCGCTCAGCGAACTTCCTCGCATGGTTAAAGCCTGCACCGATGACGTCACTCCTGCTCAGATATGCGACGGAGCAGCTGACGTAGAACGACTGTTCCGTCGCCTCCGCAACCAAGAGCTTCAAGACACTATCTGCGATTTTCTGACGTGCTTTTGCCGACTGCCGAGACGGAAGCAAGCCGACATAGAGCGCAACGAAAGCGGCTCCGGTTGTCGCAACTGCGGACGCCCAGCCAGCTGCCTCCGCCGTCCAGAGCCTTGGCACCCCGAGCACAAGCATTACCAAACCTGCACCAATGCCTGCCGAAACGATGCTCACTAGAACGCGGCTTCTCAGAAGGTCCATTTGGATTCCTGGTCCACAAATTTCGCGCATTGTGACACGTACCTACTACGAGGTATCCATTGAAGTATCTGTCCCTTTTCTCCGGCATGGAAGCGGCTCACCTTGCGTGGGCTCCGCTGGGGTGGACGTGCGTTGGCGTCGCCGAGATCGAACCGGCTGCATGCGCACTGCTGCGCCACCGCTTGTCCCATGTGCCGAACCTCGGAAGCGTCACAGAGATCACCGAGGAACAAGTCGCAGCTCTTGGCGCGTTCGACGTTCTGATCGGCGGCAGTCCCTGCCAGGACTTGTCCATCGCGGGCCGTCGCGCCGGCCTCGCTGGGGCTCGCTCCAGCCTTTTCCACCATCAGATGAGGATCTTCAATGCAGCTCGACATTTTTGCGGAGCACGCTGGCTCGTGTGGGAGAACGTCCCAGGGGCCTTCAGCAGCAACCAGGGGCGAGACTTTGCTGTCGTGGTTGGTGCAATGGCAGGATCCGAGCTCCCTGTCCCCGCAGGTGGCTGGGGATCCGAAGGCGTTGCGCTGGGTGACAACGGCCTGGTCGAATGGTCCGTGCTTGACGCGCAGTGGTTCGGAGTGGCGCAGCGGCGCCGTCGCGTGTTCGCTGTCCTCGATACTGGAAACTGGTCCGATAGACCCCCGGTACTTCTTGAGCGCGACGGCCTGCGCGGGAATTCTGCGCCGCGCCGCGACACGGGGGAAAGCGTTACCGGCACCCTTAGCGCGCGCACTCAAGGAGGCGGCGGTCTCGGAACCGACTTCGAGTGCCAAGGCGGCTTAGTCGCTGGGACGTTGAGCGCCCATCCGAAGGGCGCTGGCAGCGCGACCCAACAGGACGCGCACGCTGGCCTGTTGATCCCGGCAGTGGCGCATACCCTGCGTGCTGAGGGCTTTGACGCAAGTGAGGACGGGACTGGGCGTGGTACGCCATTGGTGCCAGTTGCCTTTACGCAGAACCAACGCGACGAAGTTCGCGAGGTAGCCGTGGCGGGAGCTCTCGCCGCGCAGCCAGGAATGAAGCAAACAACCTATCTGGCGTTCGGATGCAAGGATAGTGACCCCGCTAGAAGCGTGAGCGAACATGTGGCTCACACTTTGCGCACGATGGGACATCAGGGCAGCCACGCAAACGCAGGCGGACAGGTGGCCGTTGCTTACGCGATCCAGGCAGGCGCTACGCGTTTAAACCCGGCCAGCGGCCCGGACGGTGTCGGCGTGCAATCCGAGCACGCATACACGATTGAGGCGCGCGCCGAGGTCCAGGCTGTTGGATACATGCCCAACCAGGTGCGCCGTCTCACCCCACGCGAGTGCGAACGCCTACAGGGCGCGCCGGATGACTGGACCCTGGTGCCGAAGCTTGGCAAGCCCCGCAAGCAACGGAAGAACGAGCCTGATTCGCACTATGCCGACTACCTGCAGCGCCACTCAGGCGGAATGGATGGCGGTCCCCTGATGGCCGACGGACCACGCTACCGGTTGCTCGGCAATAGCTTCGCCATTCCCGTAATCCAGTGGATCGGACAGCAGATCCACGCCGCACAGGAGGCAACGGCATGACCGCAGACCTTCCCGTTTCCCCGGCAACCGTTGTCGAGGCCACCAAGGCATCGTCGCCTGTCGCAGCGGTCGTCACCACCATGCGCCGCCTGGGCGCCGCCGGCGCGCCAATCTCTGCCGACCAGGTTCGCGAGTGGAGCGACACCCTCCTGCAGGAGCTGTACTCGCAACCGCCCGTGCGCTGGGAGTACCGCAACAAAAACGACGTGGGGCCCGGGTGCTGGGTGACTGCCACCCCTGAGCACTTCTATCACGCCGCGAAGCGCGGCTGGGTCGTGCGCGCTCTGTGGGAAACCCCGCGCGTCATCCAGCCGGAGCGCGACCACGCGTTCAAGGCAGGCGTGTGCACCAGGTGCGGCGATCCCGAGGACTGGGCCGGCCCCGATTGTTCCCCGCTGGTCAAGAAGGTCGATCCGCGAACCCTGCTCCCGTTCGATCCGAAATGGTTGGTCGAGCCACTGGAGTGGCTCAGGGACGCGCCGCCCAACCTCAACGCCTACGACCGCCGCCACCGTGCAGCCCAAGCCGCCTTCCTCCTGGAAAAGCTCCAGGCCCACATCGAGGAGTGCAAGAAGCCATGACCCAGGAACATATCAGCCACCCGGAAGGGTTGCCGAATTGCGCCGCCGGCCACCGCGCGCGCCACATCCACGACAAGCGCTGCGCCTCCGCCGGCGGTGGCCACCTGGTCGAGTGCGCCTGCAGATCGACCAGCAAGCATGCCGACCCCGACAAGGCCATCGCAGCATGGCGCCGGCTCAACCGTCCGGCGCGCAGCGTGCGGGCACCGTCGCCGGCAGCTGTTGCCGACAACGTCGTACAGATGCGCCTGGTGATGGCAGGCGGAGGGAAGGTGGCCAGTGCCATCTGACATGTACTTGTCGCGGGACGAGATCACCGGCCTGTGCCGCACGCCACAGCGCGCGCGCCAGGCGGCATTTCTCCGCAAGAACGGGATCAAGCACTACCTGGACGCGCACGACTGGCCGGTCGTGCTGCGCTCCAGCGTTGAGGGAACGGCGCATGCACCAAAGGCGCCGCCGACATGGACTTCCAGCAAGGTCGCTTGAAATGGGACGGAAACCGAGTAAGCCGGGGGCAATCCCCCGGTTCAGGCCACGCAAGCAGAAATCGGGCGTGACCCATTACTACTATGACCACGGCGGTAAGCCGAGGCGCGAAACACCCCTCGGCAGCGACTACGGCGTGGCCATCAAGCGATGGGCCGAGATCGAACACGCGAGCACGATCCCCGCAGCGGCCGTCGTGACCTTCCGGCACGTTGCCGATCGCTACCGCGCCGAGGTGGTTCCTACCAAGGCCGTCACCACCCAGCGCCTCAACAATCGCTGCATCACCGCGCTGCTGAGCTACTTCGACGCGCCGCCGGCGCCGTTTGAAGCCATCCGCCCGATCAACATCCGGCAGTATCTGGATTGGCGGAAGGCGAAAGTGATCGCGAACCGAGAGGTGTCGCTGTTCTCGCATATCTGGAACTGGGCGCGCGGCAAAGGTATTACCGATCTACCCAACCCATGCGAGGGTATTCGGCGCAACAAGGAAGCCGGTCGGGACGTGTACGTGGACGATGACTCTTTCCGGGCCGTCTATGCACACGCCGACGCAGCTCTGCGCGACGCCATGGACCTGGCCTATCTGACCGGCCAGCGCGTCGGCGACGTGTGGTCCATGGACGTGCGCCAGGTCACAGCGCGCGGCCTCATCATCCAGCAGTCGAAGACCAGCAACCGCGTCACCATGGAGATCACGGGCGAGCTGGCTGCACTGCTCGAGCGCATTGCAAAGCGTAAGGGGGAGAAGTGCCCGAACGGGCGAGAGAAGGTCTACAGCACGCGGCTGATCGTGGACGATGACGGCCTGGCCCTCGGTCGGGCGGCGCTCCGCTACCGGTTCGACAAGGCCAGGGAGGCGGCGGGTATTGCAAAAGGGGAATTCCAGTTCCGGGATCTCCGCGCCAAGGCGGGTACGGACAAGGCCGATTCGGCAAAGGACATTCGCGAGGCGCAAGCCCAGCTGGGGCATTCATCGGTCACCACGACCGAAATCTATGTGCGGAAGAAGAGAGGCTCGAAGGCCACTCCCACGCGCTGA